TCAGCGCTTGGGCAGTGCCGAGAATGCCGGCCAGCACCTCAGCATCGGCGCTCTCTTCGGCGAGCAGCTTGAGCGCGGTTTCGGCGATCTCCTCGGCGATGAGCGAAGCGGTATCGCGTTCGTAGCGATCGGGCGTCTGCAGGTCGTGCTTCATGGCGTACTCGGCAATGTCCAGGGCGCCGGCGAGATCGCCGACATCGATGCGCCAGACCAGGACGGTCATCAGCACGTCATCCTGTGCACCGCTACCTGCCTGCAGGACGCCCTCGATATACGGAGCGAAGTCGGGCAGCAGCTCGCGCTTCTTCTCGATCTTCGCCTGGACCGACTTGATGGCCTTGAGAGTGCGGCGCGCCTCCCACAGGGCGGCGGCCATGAGTTCGTACTGGTCGCCGTTCTGGGGTGTTCCTTCGGCGGCGTCACCGGCCGCCTGGGCGGCGGTGACGCGCTGGAAGTGTCGACGGGCTGGGCTAGTCATCGGCTAACTCCTTAGACGAAGGTGATGTTCTCGACCAGGCAGCCGAAACCGTAGTCCTCCACGACGTAGGCATCGTTGGAACTCTCGTAATTCTCGATGCGCTTGCGCTTGGCGTTCTCCTCGATGTGGCGCCGACGGGAGCCGCGCTGCCAGTACATCGATAGGTTCTCGAGGCTGGTGATGAAGATGGAGCCATCCGGGAAGAAGGGGGCACGCACCGCTTGCTGGCCGCCGACGCGCTTCTGACTGATCATCATGTCCAGAGCGCGATTTTCGGTAGGCGTCTCGGCATGCTGGGAAATCAGCGGGAAATACTTATCCGCTAGCATTTTGCGACCCATGATGGCAACGAGGTCCGTCGACTCGCGGAACCAGGGGTCGATCATCTCGTTGACGACATCGAAGACGAGAGCGTCGATGTTCTTGTAGTCGCCGGTATCGCCGACAGTGACCTGGCCGGAGGCGGCCACGACTTCGGTCAGCACGCGCTCCTGCGCATGGAGGCGGTATTGCTCCAGCCAGCCAACGTTGACGTCCTGCAGCATCGGGTTAGCGACCCGATCGGTGGCCACCGCGGCGGTGATGCCGTTGAAACCGATCATGATGCGGTCGAGCGCCTGCTGCCGGACGATGGCGTTGCGCACGCGGGTCTGGAAATCCGGGAACTTGGCCCAGGCATCGAGCTTGCCCCACGTCAGGTGAGTGTCGAACTCGGTGGAGTGGCACTCGTAGCCATGCGGATCGAGGCTGGTCATGTCGCGGGTCTGACGGTCCTTCTGGGTGACGTCGGTACGCCCTGCGATCGGGCCGGATACGCCGAGCCCGAGTTTCTCGCCCTTGAGCTCGTCAACGCCGACGATGTTGATGCGGCCGAGGAACTCGCTGGATTCCTGGATCTTGGTTTCCAGCGTCTGCTGCACGCTGGGCTCGACGGCGAATGTCTTGGTGGCATCGCCCACGCCTGAGAGTTGCGCGATGCGCTGGGTCAGGCGGTTATAGGCGACGCGGGTATCGTTGCGCATGGGCTGTCTCTCAGCAGTCGGTTTGTACGGTGCCGCCATCGCCGCCGGTGGCGGTGCTGCGGTTCGGGGTGTCGGGGGTGTCGTCGAGCTGGGAGTAGAGCTCGTCGAAGCGGCGCTTCAGCTCGGCATGGGCTTCGCGCAGTTCGCTGAAGGCATCCGCCGAGGGTCGGCCGGCCAGGTCCTTCTCCAGCGCGGCGTGCTTTTCGACGAACAGGCCGAGGGTTTCCTCGAGCTCGGTGCGGAAGGCGGCGAACCCCTCCTGCGTATCCGCCCGGTGCTTCCTGAACAGCGCCTTGACGCGGTCGGTGAGCGAGGGGCCGGTGTCCTCGGGCTTCGCCTCGGTGAAGTCGAGCTCGGTTTCGACCGCTTCGGAGAAGACGTTGTCGGCGTGTTGCTTTCTCGCCGCGAGGGGCGATGCACTGCCAGCCTCGCGCGAGAACTTGAGCATCTCGGTGCCCAGGCTGGCCGGGGAGTCGGTGACCGCCAGGCCTTCGAGATAGGCCTCGCCGGAGTCGGCGAAGTTCGGGTTGACCTCGATCGAGGTGTAGACCTTCTGCCGTTGGCCGTTCATCTCTTTCAAACGGTCGGTGGGGTCGATATCGGCGAAGAGGGCCATCTTGCCGTCCTCGACCTCTTCGGCCTTCAGGGCTTTCACGTCGCCCAGGGCGGGGAACGGGCCGTCGGCGAACAGGCCGCGCATGTGCTCCATCCAGACGCGGGCGCCGTATTTCTTGGGGTCGTAGTTGCCGGCCATCTGCGTGATCCAGTCACGCGAGATCTTGCGACCGTCGGTAGTGGCGCCTTCGGTGGCGACGCGGAAGAAGGGCATGAGCTGTCCTCGGAATCATTGCGGCGATGGTTGCCGTCAGGTTCCGCGCGCAGCGGCAGGCGCTCAACAAAGTCCGGTTGTATATCCGGCGTTTACAACTCACACGGCGATAGCCATCTCGCGCGCGCGGGTACGCTGGCGGCATGACGACGATGCCCCCCGATACCCTGGATTCCCCGCGCCTCACGGCCCGCCACCTGTACTGGCAGGGCTGGCGAATCGCGCGTATCGCCGAGTTCATCGACGAAAAACCGGCGACGGTGCACGCCTGGAAGAAGCGCGATCGCTGGGCCGAGGCCTCGCCCACCGAGCGTGTCGAGGGCGCGCTCGAGGCGCGTCTGGTGCAGCTGATCGCCAAGGAGGAAAAGGAGGGGCGGGATTTCAAGGAGATCGATCTGCTGGGCCGGCAGATCGAGCGGCTGGCCCGGGTTCACCGATACCAGGAGACGGGGAAGGAGGCCGATCTCAATCCGAGCATCGAGGCGCGTAACGCCGGGACGAAGAAGAAGCCGCGGCGCAATGCGCTGAGCGAAGAGCAGGTCGAGGCGCTCAAGGACGCATTCCTCGATTCGCTGTTCGACTACCAGGTGAGCTGGTACGACGCCGGCCAGAAGCACCGCATCCGGAACATCCTGAAATCCCGCCAGATCGGGGCGACGTGGTATTTCGCCCGCGAGGCGATCGTCGATGCGTTCGAGACGGGGCGCAACAAGATCTTCCTCTCGGCATCGAAGGCGCAGGCCCACATCTTCCGCAACTACATCGTCCAGTTCGTCAAGGAGGTCTGCGACGTCGACCTCAAGGGCGACCCGATCGTGCTGGACAACGGCGCCGAGCTGCATTTCCTCGGTACCAACTCGAAGACCGCGCAGGGCTACCACGGCGACGTTTACCTCGACGAGTACTTCTGGATCCACCGATTCCAGGAGTTCCGCAAGGTCACGTCGGGCATGGCCATGCATAAGCGGTGGCGTCAGACGTATTTCTCGACGCCATCGAGCATCGGTCACGAGGCCTACCCGTTCTGGAACGGTGACCTGTTCAACAAGCGCCGGGCGAAGAGGGATCGCGCCGAGTTCGATGTGAGCCATGCCGCGCTGGCCCAGGGGCTGCTGTGCCCCGATGGGCACTGGCGGCAGATCGTCACCGTCGAGGATGCGATCGCCGGCGGCTGCGATCTGTTCGATCTCGAGCAGCTGCGCCTCGAGTACAGTCCGGATGAATTCGATAACCTGCTGATGTGCCAGTTCGTCGACGATTCGATGTCTGCGTTCCCGCTGTCGGTGCTGCAGGGCTGCATGGTCGACAGCTGGGAGGTGTGGGACGACTACCGGCCGTTCGCGCCGCGGCCGGTCGGCGACCGCGGCGTGTGGATCGGCTACGACCCGACCGGCACCGGCGAGGATGGAGACGGCGCCGGGCTGGTGGTCATCCTGCCGGGGCGCACCGCGGGCGAGAAGCACCGCGTTCTGGAGCGGCATCGCCTCAAGGGCGACGACTACGAGGCCCAGGCGGATTTCATCAAGTCGTTCCGCGAGCGGTACCGCATCGAGCACATCGGCATCGACATCACGGGCATCGGCAATGCCGTCGCCGAGCACGTCGCCAAGTGGTTCCCGCTGGTTTGCCGCTACCGCTACACGCCGGAGCTCAAGGCGCTCATGGTCATGCAAGCACAGCACATCATGCGCAAGGGGCGCCTGGAGTTCGATGCCGGCTGGGCCGACATGGCGCAGTCGTTCATGGCGATCAAGAAGGAGCTCACCGCGAGCGGTCGCCAATTCACCTACACCTCGGGGCGCACCAAGGCCACCGGCCATGCCGACCTTGCCTGGGCCACCATGCATGCGCTTCACAAAGAACCGATCGAGGGGCCGGATTCGTCCGGTACCGGCCAATCCATGATGGAGATGTACGAATGAGAGAGACAATCGCCGCCAAGCCGCGGGTGAGGGTGCCCGCCACGTTCAGCCGGCAGGCGGAAACCGCCCCTGCTGCCCAGCCCCACGTCGAGGCGTTCTCGTTCGGCGATCCCGAGCCGGTGCTGACCCTGCGCGATGTGTTCTACGAGGGCGTCTGGCTGAGCCCGGATGAGTGGTACGAGCCGCCGGTGCCGTTCTCGGTGCTGGCCCGATCGTACCGGGCGACGGCGCACCATGGATCCGCGCTCCAGGTGAAGCGCAACATCCTGCTGCGCACATTCGAGCCGCATCCGCTGCTGAGCCGGCAGGCATTCAGCGCGCTGGCCCTCGATCACCTGGTGTTCGGCAACTCGTACCTGGAGGAAGTGCGGGGCCGGCTGGGCAAGCGGCTGCCGTTCCGGCATCTGTCGGCCAAGTACATGCGCCGCGGCGGGATCCGCGCCGATCGCTACTGGTGGGTGCCCAACTACCTGGACCGCACCGAGCTGCCGCGCGGGCGCGTCGTGCATCTGCTCGAGCCGGACATCGATCAGTCGATCTACGGGCTGCCGGACTACATAGGGTCGCTGCAATCGGCCTGGCTGAACGAGAGCGCGACGCTGTTCCGCCGGCGCTACTACCTGAACGGCAGCCATGCCGGGTTCATCCTGTACGTCAACGACGAGGCGCACGACCAGAAGGACATCGACGCGATGCGCCAGGCGCTGCGGGACAGCAAGGGCCCGGGGAATTTCAGGAATCTTTTCCTCTACGCGCCGAAGGGCAGGAAGGATGGGGTGCAGATCATCCCGGTGTCCGAGGTGGCCGCGAAGGATGAGTTCTTCAACATCAAGAACCTGACCCGGGACGACCAGCTGGCCGGTCACCGAATCCCGCCACAGCTCATGGGGATCATTCCGCAGAACACGGGCGGATTCGGTGACGTCGAGAAGGCGGCCAGGGTGTTCGTCGCCAACGAGCTCGAGCCCCTGCAGGCGACGTTCATGGAGATCAACGAGCGCATGGGCGAAGAGATCGTGCGGTTCCGGCCGTACTCGCTCGACGAGCCAGGCGGTACCGGGCTCGATCCCACCAAGTAGCCGTAGACCCGCCTCGTCATCATCGCCGCCCAGCCGGGCGGCTTTTTTTTATGCGCCCACAGCGCCCGCAGGAGCGGCGCCGGCTCCGCTTCGCCCGATCATGCGACCAACCAGGCGATTGTCCACTGGTGAGCCGCCCTGGCCCCTCGGCCCCCAGGGCGCGACCCACGGCGCGCCGTCGACACCCCGCCCCGCCTGCGCGCTAAACCTGCCGGTTTTTATGCGCTCATGCACAATGGCCGCAGGCCGCGCCGTTGCTGGGCTGCGCAGCGGTTATGAGTCGGCCTGTTTTTATGCGGAACCATGCACTTTTATCCACAGCCGGTTCCCTGCCGTGGTGTTTCGACTCGGCTGAGCGGGGCGGTCGTGGCTGATGGTGCACTCTTGGTACACTGAGTGTGCCAAGGTGAGGGCGGGCAGGTAGACGACGCGGTACCCGAGACGCCACCAGTTCAGCCAGAGCAACCAAGCGACAAGGCGACCGACGTTCCGGCCGGCGACGGCGGTGGCGAAGCGGCACACGGCGTGCCCCTGCGTCGCTCCGACGCTTTCGGGCAGGACGCGACCGCGCGGGTCGCGTACCAGGTAGAGGCAGTCAGCCATCGTGCCGCACCTCCTCGTGCATGCGCTCCTGGATGGCCTGGCCGTCGCGGTAGGCGCAGCGATGCTCGGCGAGCGCGCGCTTGAGGTCCTCCTCGCTGTTGAACGAGACGACCATGGCGAAGCGATGACGGGTCGGTGCTTCGTTCTCGGTAAGCACGGCCAGCTCGCCGGCGTCCTGAAGGATGCCGCGGGGCGGGGTATGGGTGGCCTGGTGTTGGGTCGGCATAGTTTTCTCCTTCTGCGCCCTGCGTGGCGCGTTGTTGTGGTCAGATCCCGTCTGGGAAGTACTCTTCGACGCCCTGCCACTCGGGCAGCGGCGCGGGCTTGAATAGGCGCTGCGTGGCAGCGCGAACCAGCCGATCCTCGAGCTCGACGGCTTCGAGCTCGGCTCGGTATTCCTCACTGGCCCGCCACTCTTCGTAGCGGCGGACCTGGTCAGCCAGAACTTGCCCATAGGGCACTTCTGGCAGGGGATTTCTTGGCGTCAGCAGACGCTGAGTAATGAGGCCTTGTCCGTCGCCCTGGCCGGGCTCCGTACAGTTAGTGACACAAGTCCAAGGGGCCCCGGCTGCGCCGGGTCCCGGGGTGCCCGCTGCCGGGCTCTGCTGGCGAGGCCGAACGTCCCAGCGGTACAGGCGGGTGAGATATTCGGATTCACGACCCTTGCCGTCCTGCACCACCAAGCCCCAGGTGGCCTTGACGGTTTCGCCGTAGCGCCCGCGCGCGGTGATGTCGCCGCTCTCTTCCCCGGTGGCGTGGCTGAACTCGGCGCGGTCGAGGTCCATGCGTTCGACCGTCCACGGCTTGATGGGCTGGTATTTGCGCGGCGTGTTCGGGCCGCCCATGAGACGAAGGAACAGATCCCACTGGCCGGCATTGGCCGCCTGGCGAATCTGCTGGAAAGTCACAGCGGCGCGCGGCTCCGGCCGGGTGGCTTCTTCCCAGCGGCGCAGCTGGTCTTCCTGCTTCTCGGTGAGGCGCCGCACCTCTCGCCAGACCGTGACCGAGGGAAGGCCCACGAGCTGGAACTGACGGATTCCCCAACAAGCCGCCCACGCCTCGATGCGTGGCGCGCTGTCGTTGAGGTCATGCTCGTAGCGGTCCAGGTGATCGTTCTCGACGCCATCGCGGGCGAACTGCTCGCCATTGATATTTTTCGATATGTACTTCGCGACGTAGCCGGCCGCGGTCCCGCGGGAGTGATCGATCTTCACGGCCTTGAAGCGCGCCGTGGTCTTGTTCCCGCGACGATCGAACAGCTCTTCCGGCGACTCCGCCTCGGCGTATTCCTGGAGCACGCGAGTCACATCCGCCTCGTCTTCCGGGCGCATCCACACCAGCAGGTGCCAATGAGGCGTCGCATCGTGGTGCGGCTCGACCACTCGAATGCCGTACACGGCCAGGCCATCGCGGGCCAACTTGGCGCGGGCCTTGGCCCACAGCTTCTGCAGGTGCTGCTGGGCATCCCGCGGCGTGCTGCCGTCATACTTGCGATTCCGGCGGACCTTGCCCGTCTTCGTATCCTTGGTGACCGGGTGGAAACGACTGGGCGTCGTCACCGTGTAGAACATGCCGACGTGGCCGAGGCGGCGAGCTTCGGCCTCGGTACCGCGAATGCGCAGCATGAGCTCCGCCCGGCGGTGATCGGGATTGGCCAGGCCCAGCTCGGCTAGCTCCGCCAGGGTGTAGGACTGGCCTTCCTGGTTGATCGCTTCCAGCGTCTCGAGCAGGGCCCGGTTGCGTACCTTCTGCGAGCGGCGGCGCTCGAGCGTCATGTCGCTGCAGTAGATGCCCGCCTGTGCGTGCACGCGGTGCGCCTCGCGCTGCACCTGCTCGAGCCGGCGTCCGGCGATGCGGCGCAGCTTGCGACGCCACCAAAGCGAGCAGCTCAGGCGTGCGAGCTGTACCGCCGGCCTGCTCTTGAGACACGGCGGCGTTATGCCGTGCAGACGGGCCCGGGCGCGCGCTTTTTTCAATGCGAGCGCATCAGCCACGGCCAGGCTCATCACCGGCGAGCGCTGCCAGATGAATGCCGCCATCAGCGGGATACCGGCGGGCGGGGGCGTGAGCGGGTTTCGTGCCTCGGCGATCAGCTGAGCCATATGGCGAGATTGCGCTGACAGGCTGTTGCCCTTCAGGCGTGGCAGCTCGAGCGGGGGCGGTAGCAAGCCGAGACGCAGGCGGCGGTTGTGTTCGGCGATGCCGCCGATGATCTTGCTGCGCTCATCCTCGACCGCGCGGGCCTGGGCGACGGCATAGTCGATCAGGGCGTCGTCGTCGTGGGTGGCATTGAGCGAGCCGATCATCAGGCGCGTCTCGACGTCGGCCAGCCAGGCGCATCCGGCCTTGATGCCTTCGATGGTCGTCGGCTCGCGACGGCGCAGGGTGATCATGGCCCGGCGCAGGTCTTCGGCGATGGGGCCGAAGCGGCGATAGATCCGCTCGGGCTCGATAAGGCCCTTGGCATTGCGAGCCAGCCAGCGGTTGCCGGCGGCGTTGCCATAGCGCGTCGCCACGTAGACGAAGCCGCCGGCGAGATCCTCGGCCAGGCTGGGCAGCGCCTCGAAGAACGTGGCGCGCCACTTGCGGCAGTCGACCGTGCCGAACGGCAGTGATTGCTCGAGGGCTGTCATGCGTCGCCATCCTGACTGGCGGAATGGCAGCGAGATCCACTTTTCCCCGGCAGGGATAGAAATCCATCCGCTGTGGCATCGGCCTCGATGGTTTCGGCCAGCTGCTGAATCTGCCGGCACAAGTGGCGTGACCATGCCGCATCCTGTTGGCGGCCTTCCGCGGCGGCGACGATGACCGCTTCGGCCTGATCGGCGGCGGCTTTCCGCAGGTGTGCCAGCGCGGCTTGGGTGGCTTGTGACGAAGTAAGCATCAGGCGACTCCCCGTTCGATCAGTGCCAGCCAATGCTCAGCCGCCTCGGTGTCCCCCTTGGCCAGCGCCTGGCGGGCATGGCTGGCCAGCTCGCGGCTGGGGTGGGGGCGATCGCCCTCGAGGCGCTCACGCAGCCGGCGGCCGTACTGGCTCATGCGGTGGATGGCGGCGCGGATCGCATCGCGATCGGCCTTGGCCATGTCCTCGATGCTGATGAGCGCATCGCCGGGCTCCATTCGGGCGCTGGCGAGCACGGCCTTGCGTTCGCCGATGCCCAGCTCTGACCACAGCTCGGCGAGATCCTGATCGGCGCAGCGGCTATGGAGCTCGGCGCGAAGGGCACCCCAGTCGCCGCGATCGCGTTCGATGGCGGGCTGAGCCTTCGGCGTTGGCAACGTGTGAATCGAGGCTGGCATGAGCACCTCCTGGGCTGGCTGGGCGTGGCGGCTTACTGGTCGATGACGACTGGGCGGCGGGTGTCGGTATTGACGACCCGGGCACGGCCCTCGTCGCGGGCGCTCTCGAGCACGTGCACCAGATCATCGGCGGTGAACATCACCGGGCGCCCGCCCATGGTCCGCAGCACCACGACGTGCTGGGTGGTGGCAGCGATATCGATGTGAGCCACCTGAGAAACGCTGCTGACCTCGGCATAGGCCTGGATGGCGGCGATTTCGGCGGCGTGCTCGCTCATGTCGTACTCGCCCATCAGGTGCAGCGTGCATTCCTCGAGGGCGGTGACCCGATCAAGCTGGTGGCCATAGCGGAACATCCAGCCCACGGCGACGTTCTGCGGATCCAGGTGCGGTGCCCGGCGGTGCTCGGGACGAATCGGGGTGACCGTGTTCATGGCTCTCTCTCCTGCGTAGGGCGTTGTGTTATCAGTTGGCGTCGGTCAGCAGCTGCTCGAGCAGCGTCTTTCGGCAGCGCGGATCCATCGGGATGCGCACGTCGGCGTTTGGCTGCCGGCTGGGCGCCGTGGTGGTGGCGAACTCGACCAGAATCTTTCCGGCCCAGCCGCATGCCGGGTTGATGCACTGCGCGTAGACCTCGTAGAAGACCGGCGCGGGCCTTTTGCTGGTTCTTGTCATGGCGCGGTCGGCGCAGTGGGGGCAGTTGATCCTCACCGGCGGTCTCCATTGCGTGTTACGGGGTAAAGCGCCCGGC